TCCCCCGCCGTTCCCGGGTTGAGGGTTGTAGTTGAAGCTCCGCTCATATCAGTTCCTCAGAGATTCAGATTCTCAGTTCTGGATGGTGAGGGGAGCGCTGAAAGTCACAGCGAAGGTGCCAGCCGTGCTCACGATGTCCGACCCGAAGTCGACATAGGCCACGAGGTTGTCAGCACTCGAAGCACCGCCCCTACGCTTGTAGATCACACAGGCTCGCGCCGTGATGGTCGCCGTCGTCCAGGAGACAGCCGAGAAGGTGTACGTCTCCTTGTGGAGGGACGTGTCGAGGGCAGCCGTCAGGGTGACCGCAGCACCACCCAAGGTGTAGCCCGTGCCCACAACCTCGTTGGTGACGTCAGAACGCCGGGTGTGGGTTCCCTTGTTGGGGGAATAGGTGCTCGTCACCAACATGGCGTAGAAGGTGTCCGTGCTCGGGACGACTGCGCCAGTCGAGATGTCACTGAAAAGGGAATCGAAGTTAAGGGAAGCCATTCGGGTCCTTGTTACTGGTTGATGGCGACTACAGCGCCGTTGAGAACTTCAAAGTAGGGGATGGCAGCCTTTGCCTTGAGAGTGCCCCCGACCTTGTAGTCGGTCGTGGGGTTGGTGCCAACGATGACTGGGGCCTTGCCCGTCGCGTAGAGGAACTGGCCCCCCGACATGACTTGAATCCCAACCGGGGCTACAGCCGAGTTCCGGGCCGTCAGGACATCACTGAGAACGATGGTCGAGCCAGGGAACACCATAGCCGCCGACCCGATGTAGTCAGCACAAGCCACAGGGGCAGCGCATCGAATGTGGCCGGGGCCTTCCGTGGCATGGCCCGCCGTGAGGCCGCCACCCTGGACAAGGCATCGGGTCTGTACCGTGAAGATACCTCGCCCGCGTGCCGAGAGGTTGGCTCCTCCCACAGTACCGAAGGTGCAACCGCTGGCCTGAACGAAGCCGTAGGACCGGCACTCATTCAGCATACAGGTGTTGAGAAGGCCATCCGTGACCGCTTCATAGAAGTCGAGCCCGTGAAGGGTGCAAGCCGTGAAGCTGGCCTGCCCACTCTCAACAACGACGCTATGGTCCTGACCGGGGATACCCAGCTCACACGCCTCGAAGTAGACCGTCCCACCGTTCGTACCCGAGACAGAGCTTCGGATCCTGATGTCCGCTGCAATCGGCGTGTAGGTGATGACGTCGATGGTGTCCCCAACCTGGGGTTCAAGGACAGCACCGTTGGTCGCCTGATCTGCGAAGTTGGCCCTGAAGACGCCACCCACGCCGGGGGTGATGACCTTGGAGATGGGCCCCTTGTTGCCGACACGAGGGCCCGCGTTGATGCGTGCGAACTTCCCGGCTGCCCCAGAGGCTAGAGCCGTCCCTGAGACCGTGTAGGACCCGATGACGCCCGTTGCATCATTCCAGGCAGTCACAGCCGAGATGGTGTGGGACGTGACGACCGTGCGACCACCCACGAAGGCGATGGACCCATCGTTCGTGAACTTGAGGTCAACGGTCAGGGGCTCCGTGAAGGACCCCCCAATATACACGTAGACGATGCCCGATCCGTTGTCATGAATCAGGGTAGGGTCCTGCCCATCAATCGGTTGGTCCCCGATCCTGTAGAGAACCTCTTGAATACTGGCGAGCTGGAAGTCATCGGCTCCGCTGGCATTGTCGTCGTTGCCGATGATGGTGTTGACGAACCAGTTGGACCTAGAAGCTGCTCCGGGCTCGCCAATGGTCAGGTCACGAACCCAGACACCATTGTCACCCGGGTCGAGGGGAGCAGCCGTGAAGGCGTTGACATGCTTCCGAGGGTCCAGAGGACCAGTGAAGACAGGCCCAGCAGACAACCGCCACACAGCGGGCGGGAGGGTGGTGGCCACGGTCATACCCCCCTGCTCGAAGCTGACTGCAAGGGAAGCCAGGGCAGCACGGTCTGCGAGGAGGACGGTGGGGACGACTCGGTTGAGAGTTCCGTTGCTCATCACGCGACTCCAAGGATGACGAGCTTCTGCCCAGTTACCGAAGTGATGGCGAAGAGGATGCTGAGATCCTGGACGCTGTCAGGCGGCGTGTAGAAGCTACCAGGGGTCAAGGGCATCCCACGGGTAGCCCCAGATGCCGTAACCGCGGCCCCCCCGAGGTAGATCGGAGCCGTGTTGGTAGAATCGGCGAAGAGCTGAACCCCGAACGGGTAGGCCCCCGAAAGAGCTGCCGCTGTGGTGCCGACCGTCGCCTCCGAGCTTGTGACCGTGGCCGCCGCAGAAGCAGCGGTCGTCACGCTTCCAGCAACGTGGAGCTTGCCGTTGACGTCAACGTAGAGATCGGCGACCTGACCTTCAGGGAGCGTCGGAAGATTCGCGAGGGCTTTTACGGTCGGCATGATTGAACTATACCCGCCGACCCCGAACCTCACTGCACGCGCTTCAGGGCATCCCTCCGAGCATTGTCCAGGGCTGCAAGGTCCGGTAGAGGGGTGATGACCAGCTCGGGATGTTTCCCTTGAGCTGCTTCAACAAGGCGGCCACCGAGAGAGAAGAGCCCGTCCAAGAACTTCAAGAGCGTCATCACATCGGAGAGGCTCACTTGATGTCTCCCATCGCTTCCTTCAGAACCGAGAAGCTGTCCCCGAGTTGACGGGCAGCATCTTCAACCTGAGCTTCTGTTGCTGTCCCCGCCTTCTCAGCCTGGAGAACATTCACCATGACGCCCCAAGACAGCTTCACGGCAAGGTAGGAAGCCCTGGCAGGGAGGCAGAGCTTGTCCGCTGCGTCGACTTCCTTGACGCTCTGGGCTGCCTCATAGCGAGGAATGCAGAAGGACTCGATGGCGTCGTGCTCGACCGAGGCGACGTCTCTTGTGGTGTTCGCTGAGAGGACGGCCCGGTCCTGAGCTGTCAGAGAGCAGCCGGCTAGGACGAGGGGGAATAGGATGTGTAGCTTCACTTGGACTCCTCTTCGTTCTTCTTGGTACGACGCTCTTCGCGCCACCTCTGGATCTCCCCAACCCCGAGCTGGGCGATCCCCTGAGCCATGGCAACAAGCGCAGCGGTGAGCACGGCAAGGCCGATGCCCCTCGCCTCTTCCCTGGAGATGTTCGTCCCGAAGTCGTTGTTCACTTGGAAGTCTCCTGAGTAGGGCGGAACTTGACGATCAACATGGTCTCCCCCTTGTAGTCGAATTTCTCTCCCACAAGGATTTGGATCTTTTCATCCCGAATCTCGGAGACGATGCCCGCAAGGATGAGTCCCACAATCTTCGGGTCGAGATTTGTTGGGGTGACACTTCTAGAAGCAGCCATGGTATACTCTACCGTGGAAAGGAGAATGATGATGGATTTCGCGCAGAAATTGTATGAAATGTATGTCGAGGTTCAGACGGAGGTCGTGCCCTCGGGACCGACGCCGAAGAGCTGGCGGGAGCTTTCCGAGAACGAACAGAAGATGTGGGCCCTCTTCGGGGACCGCATCATCCGTATGTTCCCCAACAACCCGCCCGACCTTGGCTGATCGGTGACGGCCATTCTTGTCTTGAATGGCATCGTGGCCCTCTGTTGCCTGTTCTGCGGGCTTCGGAGGGCTTCGTTGTTCTTGGCTGTAGGTTTGGCTAGCGACCTTCTCAGACCCCTCTTCCGGGGCATGAGAGATGGATACGTGAAGCCTTATGTGGGTGTGGGCTTCGCTCTCTGGCTCCCCGACGTCGCTCTCATGGTGGCCATCCCCGCGGTCCTCTTGGGACTCGTGAGTCGTTGGACCACTGGAGTTGCCTTTGGTGTCTTGAGCTTCGTCTTCGTCGCGTGGAGCTACCCTGCCTTGAGAGGCGAGTCTCTTCTACACTTCTACGAAGCGATCTACCTGGCAGCCTATCTTGTGTGCGCCCTCCTCATCTTCTGGAGAAGTACGACAAGAAAGCTCAACCCCCAGGAAGGACTTCTCCTTCTCTACGGACTACTGGGGGTTGTGGGGGTGATCTTGGTAGTCAAGTTTGGGGTGGGTGATTGGAGATCCGTTCTGATACCAAACGGAGCTGCGTATCTAGCAACTCTTGTTGTTGCTGTTCTAGCAGCCTGTCGGCCTCGTACCACCTAGCTCGAAAGGTCTGGAACTTCTTGTGGAACCTCCAGACCCCAGCACAGATGTACAATGAAAAGGCCACAGTGATCGCCAGGCACACCCCGCAGAGAGCGCAACAGACGACCGGGCTTTCCACCTCAGCCTCCAGGCTGTGCTGCCAGCTTATCTCGTGCTTCAAGTTGCTTGGTGAGAACCACGATCCGCTGGCCGGTAACCTCAGCGAGGATCTTGCCAGTGTTCTCCTCAGCGTGCTCAATCACCTGTTTGGTGGACGCCTGGACGACAAGCTCTTGAGCCTTGAAGAGCACCGGGACATCACGCATGAACTGGTTCTGAACCAACTGGTTCTCTGCTTTGATGTCGTTGGAACGTTTCATCTCGTCAAGCTCTTGCTGTGCGAGCTTGGACTTCTGTTCGAGGTGAGGCTTGAGGATGTTGTTGACAGCCCAGCGAATGGCGACTCCGAGAGCGCTTCCTGCTGTAAAGATGAAGAAGAAGATCGCAGTTGCGAGGGGTGAAAGACCGGGAATGGAAGGCATGGGAGTCTCCGTTGTATCTCTTGGGGTTACCGGCTGAGGCCGTCAGGTGCCGACGACGCGGTCCATCGTGTAGGTAAAGTCGGCCGCATAGAAGATCGTGTTCCCCGAGATCGAGTTGGCCCCGCTTTCATCGACGAACTGGATGTAAGCCGCGACGAGAGCCTGGTTGAAGGTTATAGGAGCACCCGTCGCAACAATGGGGTGGCTCCCGTCGTACGCAGCCACGGTGGTCCCAGGGTCAAACGTCGTCCACAAAGCCACCTGCGCGCCTGTACTGGCCGTGATGTAGACCAGCGACACGGAACGCTTGGTCGTGGGCAGGGGCAGCGTGTGCGGCGAAAGTGATGCCACCCGAACAGAGATAGACGTCAACGTTGCGCCTGGAGGAAGCTGCGACAGCGGCACGTGGAGTCGGCTGCCAACACCCAACGATATCAGGTCAACGCCCGTCGAATAGGTCCAATGTGCGGGGTCCATGACGGGCGTCGAGCCCGCGATTCGGGTGTACGTGCGCGTGCTTCCGAGCTTGAACGAGGAACCAGGGGCACAGGTGACATCCGCACCTGACGTGAGACTGCCGACGGAGACTGCTCCTGTGAAAGACCCGGGTCCCGAGCAGTTAACGCCCGTGCAGTTCGCGATTCCAGTGGCGAGGGCGATACACGACACCCCCCCGTTAAAGAGGCCGCTACCCCCACAGTTGATGTCGGCAGCGACACTGATGTCATTGCAGGTGACAGTGTTGTCCGTATAGAGCCCGTTGGTGCCAACGACGACCCCACTGCAATTGACGTCGCTACCCACCGAGAGAGAATCATCCACTTCGAGTGTTTTGGAGATGATGGCGCTCTCAGCATTGATGCTGGTAGCCACATCAATGGCGCCGAAGTGGCAAGTGCCCCCAAAGTTGGCACTTGCCCCGGCGGAGCGCTTGACGACGGTGTTGGGGGTGGCGAGGTTCGTCGCCGAAACGAGGACCGTGGACTCGTCGATGGTGACGTCCGTCGTCTTCGTGACGGGGTTGTCCACGACCAAGGCCCCACTGACGAAGTTGACGAAGGACCGCTCGGGCTTTTCGACTCCAGCCGCGAAGAATCTCCGGTATCCGTAGAGTTTGGTCGTGAGCCAGTTCATGTTCTACCATACCAGCCGAGCGACAATTACAGTAGACGCCCGATGAGCGTGACCCGAAGGGGTAGGAAGAGCGTCCTGGGAGTGACCCCACCGTGTTGAATGGTGAGAGAGACATCCTTGCCCCAGTAGCCGTTGGCCCCACCGTTGGAGAAGACCACCAAGGCTCCGTCCCTCGAAGCAGCTCCAATGTCATCGGTGCCGCTCGACGCCAAGGATCCATCGAGCAGGGGGCCGTACTCTGAAGGATGGACCCCCCAGATGGCCTTTACGTTCGGAAGAAATCCGATGTTGTAGCTAGTACCCAAATCAAAGCTGCTCATGATCCCCTGAATCAATAGGGTGTTCCCCAGGTACAGGGACAAGGTCACAGAGGCAGGGTCGGCCGAAGCAGTCCCGATGCCCGTGATCTGAATCGTGGCTCCTTCGATCATGTACCTGGCAGAGGGGGCCGTCCACACCGCGGGGGCGCTGTAACCAGCTCCTGCCGACACGATGTTGTTGATGGCGACGTCCTTCGTCACCACGAAGTGGCCGAACGAAGAGATCGTCACGCCGTGGTTCACAAACGGTTGAGACGTGTCAACACGATGGCGCAGCCACACCGTTCGGTCGGCGAGAGCCTCAAGACCAACTCCAGGCTCAGCCGCGTTCCGCTCATCCCCATCGTCAGGGACCGTGATCGTGTGCCACCCTCCTTGCCCCGAAACGTAGGCAGGGATGGCCATCGGATCTTGTTCAGTATACGTGTGACTCATTGAGGTCCCTTCCAGTAGCGAGCTTGTGCGAAGCGGGTAGCAACCCAGGCGCCCCCAACCACTTTACCATGGTTGCCCCATGTCCCATCGGGCATGTTGGCAGCCGGGTAGGGTCCTGGAGTGAGCGGGTTGAAGGCTGTGGGGTCAAAGTTGATGATGATGTGGGGGACAAGGACTCCCGCGGGCTTACACTCAGAAACCACCCCGCGAACCTGTTCGACATACGGCAGTGTTGCCGTAGTACCCACGGTCATATCGGGATCTCCGTAGTAGCTCGTACCATCCCCAAGAGTCCCCTCGTTGGCATTCAAGGGGACCGCAGCCGGGGCGTCAATGATGATCCAGATCCGGAAAGGGTCGGCCACATACCCTTGGCACAGGCTGTCCCAGTCCCAAGGGTGAGTGACACCCGTGTCCAAAGTTGTCGTCCCATCAGGATGAAGGACGAACCCCGTACCTGTACGGTTTTGGACTCGGAACGTGCCGTCTGTCTCGAAGGTGTACCAAACACCTTGTGCGGTGACGATCTTCAACCGCACATTACTCGGAGCCGTTGCAGCTCGAATCAGACGGAGAAGGCCACGGGCCGTACCTGCACGGCGCCACGCAGCTCTCCAGCTACGAAGCCGACGAGCATAGGCCGTGTTCGTCTCAGCGAAGCCTTGAGGCAACCTACGGTCACGGCCGATGTAGGGCAGAGCGTCGACAGAAGAATACCCCCCAAGCTCAGGGACAGTGTCCACCTGACCCGGGAAGCTCGCCTTCCGACCCTCGTAGACGCCATCGATCATGGTGTCGAAAACCAGGGCGATGGTGTTGAGGAGCCCGACCCAATGACTACGGCTCGGGTCCTTCATCCACCCAGGGAGCAGGTCCTCCATCTTCGCGATCAGGTTGGTAACCCCGTTGCTCACTGCGTCACCAGTTCTGCCGTGATGGTGATGGTCGGGACAGCCACTTCACCAGACCCCAAAGGAGCATTTCCAGTGCCCCCGTCCACGAGAACATCGGCGTTGAAGATTCCGACGTTGGACTTGATGGCCGTGGCCGTGAGTGCGTCTCGGAAGACGTAGCCCGTGGCTGCCCCGGGGATGAGGGTGTTCCCTCCAATGGGCAGCTTTTGGAAGTACAACGTGAGGGCAGCACCCGCCGAAGCGATGGCCTCAGCCACCGAGACATTGCTGGACCGCGCCACATACAGGTGGACGTCCACCGTGACGATGCTCTCGATAGCGCCGTTCACGAGCGCTGAAAGCCCCACGGGGACAACCTTGTCTTGAATCGCCGTGTTCGCCAAGAAGACGTCAGTCCCAACGAAGAGTACCGTGCCAGGGGTCGCCCCCGTTGCAGAAGCCAACCACACGGCAAGGGTGCCACCCCCAGTGTCGAGAACCCGGACCCTCGTACAGTCGATGGTCGAGCCGTCAGGACGAAGTGTGGACAAGGCCACCGCCGAGTAAGCGCTCTTGGCTCCCGCGGGCGAGAGAGGCCCCGTGCTGAGGCGGCAACGCTCCTTGAGAGCGTCATCCTCTTCTTGAGCCCCGCCGATCAGGGCTGAGGCGTTGGCGAGAGCGTAGACCCCGGCCGGGGCCACGATGGGCGTGTTGGGATACGCTAGGATTCCACCAATGGGCGTGGAGCTTCCCGTCCCCGCAGCATCGGCCGTGAAGGTCAGGGTCAACGTTGGGTAAGCCGCGGGCGCCCCAGTCCAGGAAGCAAGAGTCCCTGACGTGGTGTTGGTGAAGGTCTGCCCCGTCGCGTTGATGACACGGATCTCACCAGCAATCAGGGGGTAGAAGCCACCGCCACGGTTCTCGATGGTGATGGGGCCGATGGCGAAAGCGGCCTCCTTGCGGCTCACCCCATACATGGTGAGAGCCAACAGGGTCAACCATGCGCCCTCAGCCGTGTCCAGGAAGCCAGCACGGATCGCCTTGACGATGATGCTGTTCCAGAACTTGGACAGTTGCTCGGCAACCGTGGTGAGAACGACCCAGACAGGCTCGCCAGGCTTCCAAGAGTCCGTGGAGAGCCCAACCGTCTGAGCTACCGTCAAGAGGGTTGCGAGGATCTCCTCACGGGAAAGGTCTTGGACGAGGTCTTCAATCGCGATGGCCATGATCAGCTCCCGACGGTAATCAGCTCAACAGTGACGGCTGAGGCCGCGATGGTGAAATCGAACTTCTTCCCCTCAACCGGAGTGATCTGAATCGTCATCGTGACAGACACACCCATGGGCCCGTTGGCGAGGTCTGCCCTCACGAAGGCTCCGGCGACCCGATCATCTTTCTCAAGCTCGCTCTGAACCTCACGAGGGATGGTGGCGAGCTTGTCCAGGGTGAGCCCGTCGTTGATGTAATTGCTCAACGCTAGCCCATACTCTGTGTCAGCCCAGTAGGTCCCCCGGGCCGTGTTCAGGCGCATGAGGATCGCCTGAGTTAGGATGGCCTGATCATCCGTCAGCTTCGCGAAGAACGGGCTGTCGATGTTGACTGTCTCGCCGTAGAGGGTTCCCACGAGGAACTATACCGCTGAGGGCCCTCGCCTAGTGCGGGTCGATGGCCGTCCCCTTGCTCGCCGTGATGAAGACCTTCTCGGATCCGACGCTCTTCATGGGAGAGACAGGCGGGATACCCACCGCCGTGCAAAGGGCGTTCACTTTGAGCCACAGTTTGCCAAGGTTCTCGTCCGAAAGGTCCCCGTCCGCCGCGGGAACGAGGGTCGGTCCGCCAATCTCCGCACGGTCGCCCGCGAAGAACTGTGCAGTCCCTTTGGCCGTCTCCGTGATGTCTCCCGAATTCACCGTGTAGAGGTCCGACGAGTCAATGGTGATGTTCGTCGCGATGGGCGGTCCCGGGAAGTAGTGCGCGATGAAGGGTGCGCCAGGATTGCCGCCTTCAAACCCAACAAGGACCAAAGAAGCGGGCTTCAGGTCTTCCTTGACGCTGGAGAAGCCATGCATCTTGGGGAGCCGGAGCTGGTCCTTGAGGCCGTTGACATCGCCCACAGCTTGAAGGGAAACGGTGTCACCAAGCTGCTCGATCACCCGGTAGCGGTAGAAACCGTAGTAGATCGTCTTCTGGGTCAACCAGGCGATGAGACGCCGGAAAAGCTCATTGATGTCGTCCATTATGCCCTCACCTCGACGACAACACGCCGATCATTTACCGTCACGATGACGCTGTTTGCAACGATATCGATGTCCGAGGACTTGATCCTCACTCCAGGTTGGAAGGACTTCACCGTGTCGTCTGCAATTCCAATCACAGCAAGACGCTTCGCCGGGTCGAACGAGGACAGCGTCCACTTGACCGTTGAAGGAATTGTCGTTGCCAGCCGAGGCCCAAGAAACGTGGTCCCATCAGGCCCAACCCACCAACGAGTCCCGAAGGTCTCCAGGGCAATAGATGCCAGGCCCGCAGCTCTCGCCCACGCATACCCCACCGAGCGATTGATGTTGGGCATCAGGACCACCTTCTCCCCAACATCAACTCCAAGGTCTGTGGCCACTTCGAGGAGCTTCACACCCTGGTCTCGACGGTAGGATCGCCCCACCGCCTGCTTGGACCAACCATCCTTGCCACCCACAACAACGTATTCGGCAGAGCTTTGGAAGACACCACCTTGACGAACGGTCCCCGTCAGGGTGAGGTCCCCAACGATGATCGTGGCCACGGCTCCGATCTTGTAGACGGTATCCGAGGCGAGCTTACACCTCACCGTCCAGTTACCCCAAAGAGGCATCTTGAGGGTGATGGCCTGGACGAGAGAACCATTCATGGTGAAGGCCATGGTCAGTAGTTCTCCTTGTCATAGGTGGCCTGCTTCGCAGCAAGCTCCTTCTCCAACGCCTTGTTCTGGTTGTTGAGCGCTTCGTTCTCTTTTTCCTGATCCGTCTGAGCAGGCTTCACAGCCCCGCCGGCTGCCTTGAGCTTCCTGTATTCCGTGTATTCAATCTGAATGGTCCACTTGGACGCCGAAGCCTTCTTCAAGGCCCCGATGGTCGCAACGGCCACAGACTTGATCTCGTTGTGACTGAGTGCCGGGTCGCTGAGGTCATAGACTTGTGGGGGACGCTTCTTGGTGCCAGCTCGTAGCGTGGCCAAGAAAGAGTCCATGGCGTCGAAGTGCTCCTTGGTCCACAGGGTGTGCGTGTACGACACCTTGCTCGGCTCCTCACCACGGAAGATGGTGACTTGCCCGGTGAACCCCGGAGCCTGTTGATTCTCCCACTTTTGTGTGCGGTCACCCCCAGAATCAATGACAGCAAGGCCCGGTGAACGCACTCCCCCCAAGAGGTAGTAGTTGTAGACCGACGGGGTTTCAATAGGATTGGACACGGGTTACACCTAGATCCCCAGGTTCATAAGAGCGTCTTGAACCTCAGACGTGAATGCTCGACGGGCAGCGGCCTCGAAGTCAGCAACAGAACCACCAACGGGTCCGTTGAAGTTGATGGTAACCCCGCTCCCCTTCTCCGTAGCCTTGGCGGCTTTGGGGGCACCAACAGGGGACTTCCCCAAGTCAGGGACGAGAGAGTTGGCAGCGGCCTTCTGAACTCCGTCTTCGGAGTCTTTCATACCAAGGATAAGACCTTGGCCCATGTACCCACCGGACCGGCGCATCTTGCGAGACGGGGATTTGATTTCAGCGGCCGTCTTGACCCCGGTGTCGGCTGCCTTGCCGAGGGCAGCACCCGCGGCCGTAGCTGCCCCCAGCTTGGCCTCGATGCCCTTCACAAGACCATCGCCCATCGCCATGCCCGCGGCAGTTCCGGCAAGGCCAGCGGCATCCTTGGACGGCCCAGCATCCTTGCCTCCGGCCGTATCCCACGAGGAAGCTCCGCCCGTGCCGCCTGCTTTGGGTGCCTTCTTCAACGTGACCGTATTCCCGGTCCACTCGTTGTACAACCCAATGACCTTCTCGATGCCCGCAGCAAGAGCCACGAAGGGGGCGAGGGCTCCGGCCACAGCAACAGCCATGAGACCCATGACCACCGCCGCGCCGTAGAAGACAACCTTCATGAGCTGTCCCTTGCCCACCATCTGGCTGAGGCTGCCGATGAAGGGGATCGCCTGAATCCTGACCTTGAGGTAGGCGTTCTCGACCGTCAGGAAGCCGTAGATCAAGCCCTGGAAGAACGCTTCCGCGTAGGGCTCAGCGGCAGACAAGAAGCCGAAGAGACCATTGAAGATACGTCCAACCACATCGGAGAGGACTCGACCCGTTGAGGTTGTCTTGGAGAACAGCGTCGCGAACTTCTCCGCGGCCTTCAAAACAGGACCAGGATCCACACCCGAGAAGAGCTTGCGGACGTCCAGGCTCAACTTGGCCGAGATCATCTGCATTTTGGCCATGCCCTTGTAACCAAGCGCAAGAGGGAGACCCATCTTGATCCCCGCCAGGGATGCCCCAACGGCGATGGCAGCGATGGCAATCCCAGCCTTGCCAGCCCCCGCGGCAACCGTGGAAAGGCCCCCACCGAGCTTCTTGAGGCCCTCAGCCCCCGCCTGGTATCCCTTCGAGTCCTTGATCTTCTCCAGGAAGGCACCCGCCTTCTCTTTGGCCGAAGCGAAGCCCTTGCTGGCAGCTCCCCCCGTAAGCGTGGCCGCGTCTGCCAGGAACTTGAAGCCCTTGGTGTCCTTCACCTTGTCGAGAAGAGCGCCGGCCTTTTCCTTCGCAGCGGCGAGCTTGCTTGTCATGGGTGCGAAGGCGCTAGCGAGGCCAGCCCCCAGCTTGTCCTTGAGGGCCGACGTCTTCTCCTTCAGGTGGTCGAAAGCATCGGCGGCGCTCTTCACAGCCGAATTGTTCTTGAAGGCTTCCTTGGCCGTGTCGAGACGTCCTCGCATACGAGAAAGAGCCTCAGCGTACTTGTCGACCGAAGAGGCGCCGTTCTTCACAGCACTCGCCATCGCACCCGAAAGTCCCGCCGCAGCGGCCGAAGTGTTCCCTTGGAACCCCTTCAGGACTTTGTCCGTGCTCTGGAGTGCATCGTACAACGCCTCGACGGATGCTGTTGCTACGTCAGCATCGGCCGAGATGTTGTTGGTGAAGACGGCGTTGAACTCCACGGTTACTGCTCCTGTTCCTGTTGTTGCGGCCTGTTAAGCCCTCTGACCAACCACGCTGCTAGTTGAAGCATCGAGGCGTGGGCGCGGTCGTTGTACTTGTGCTTCTCAGGAAGCAGCCAACTCCCTAGCAACTCCGCCGTGAGACCCACATCGCCCATGGCGTCAGTTGCTAGGGACAGCCTTTTTTTGCGGTATCCTCACGGATACCCGCAATCAGAGACTCACGAGCCACGTACAGGAACACGTCGATGCGGGGCCACTTCTCCACCCACGTCAAGAACTCTTCCTTGGAAGGGTAGATGACCGTCTCCAGGATGCTGTCCCGACCGGCCACCATCTTCTCACGGACATCCGTCAGGCCCTCTTGACGGGCCCCGAACTCGTCCGACTCCACAAGCGTCATGGGGCGAAGGATGATCGACCCCTCTTCGCAGAAGACACGAGCGACCCGCTTGGCCCCGCCGTACTGAATGAGAGCCTTTCGGAAAGCCTCATCCGCAACCAGCTCCTTGGCCGCACGCTCCGCTTCCTTCTTCTTCTCTGCCAGCTCGGCCTTCTTCTCCGCGAGCACGTTGACCGGGCTGAGGCGCTCCGCCTCACGCTTGGCCTCTGCCAGCTCGGTCTTGCCCGTCTCCTCTGCAATGGATGCCTCCAGGGCAGCAAAGTCAGCCTTCTGTGCTTCGGTCCAGGTGCTTGTATCGATGGTCGTCATTGTTCATCCCTTGAAAGTGAAAACCCTGTCGATCACCATACCAGCGATCGACAGGGTTCGTTGCCCCAGAACGGGACGGGTGGGATTACTTGCGCTGCGCCAGAACCATCGGACGACCGAAGATCGTGGTGCCATCGGTGACGATGGGGTCGATGACGAGCAAGGTCACCTTGACCGTCGTGGGAGCCGGGCCCTTGGAGTTGCTCACATCGTGCCCGTTGATGGTCACGTTGGGGATGCTCACCGAGATGAGAGGCTTTCCAGGGACGCGGTACTGGCAACCCACGTTGAAGGGACGGTAGCCCCATCCATCACCAAGCGCCTTGGTGAACTTGATCCACTCCGAGTACAAAATCTCGAAGTCTGCACTGGCCTCATAGTCACCCTGGGTGTACCCCAAACCGATGATTCCGGAGCCCTTGACGACTTCCTTCTTGATGTCCTCCTTCCAGTTGAGAGCCTGGATCCCAAGGAACCTCTTCCCACCGAAATCGATTTCAGCCGAGCTGAAGGCGTGCCAAACGCCATTGATGTTCTGTGCCATGGCGTTCTCCTCAAACGGCCTGCTGCTGAAGGGCAGCGAGCTTCGGGTTCACGTAGCTGATATCGCCCGTCATCGAGTCGATATATGCGAGACCCGTCAACGCAACGGTGGAAGAGAGGCTCCCCCCGTTGGTCAAGGGCGTGTCGGTGCGGGAGACCGTGGCCTGGACATCCGAGGCCATGCCCGTCTTCACGACACCATCGTAGAGCGCGGACTCCATCTCCCGCTCGATCCGACGGCAATCCTCTTCCCGAACGGATCCGGGTAGAGCGTTGTCCGGGTTGCCAGCCGCGTTGACGGCGAGACCCTCTTCGAGCTGGTTCTCCAGGACGACCCGGTAGATCCCCGAAGCGATGTCCATGATCCGACGCTGGGCAATGCGGCTGAAATCCGCAAAGGCGTAGAACATGTTCCCACGGGTCACGAAGACGCCAGCCTGGTCCTTGTAGGTCCGGTGCGTCAGGAAGCGTGCATTGTGAAGCGTCTCGTCGAATCGAGCATCGTGCTCGACCAAGAGGTTGTTGTCATCGTGCAGCCTGACATCACTGGTGAGAGCACCCGTTGCCTTGCGGCCCGGATCTTCCTGGACAGGACGGCTCAAGAGACGAGCAATCGTGGCCCACATGACCGAGCGACGGTTGGACCTGCCCGTGATCGGACAAGTGATCCGCTCCATGCCGCCCGCGATGGCGATACGGTCGTCCGCCGTCCCAGCATACTGAGCTGCCAGCCGAGCGGTGAAGAAGACGTGGTTCTCAGAAGAACCCCAGTCACGAGCCGAGAGGCACGCGAAAGAGTACGTTCCCGCGTTTTCGAGCGAGGTGAACTTGGCGCCGATGGCTCCGGCCATCGAGGGAGAAGTCTCCCCAACGATGTGGACGAAGCTCCAGGCCAACGAGCCCTTGTCCAGCTCCGTGAGGGCCGTGATGACGTCCGCAGCCTGGTAGCCAGGGGCAGTCGTCTTGAAGGTCACGACGTCGCCCGTGTCGAGCGTACCCGCCGCGAACGAAAGCGTCAGACCCGAGGCAATCGTTCCATCGAGGATGTTGAAGGACGTAGACGTTCCGAGGCCCAATACGTCCGTGAACGTGGCCCCACCATCGAGGCTGTAGCGGTAGGTTATGCCGCTGACTCCAATGGTGCCCCCGAAAACCACCTCGAAGCGAACCTCGTAGGCGTCAATGGGAGTAGCCCCCGTCTCCGTGATGACCGAGGTCGACGCCCCCACCCGAGTTGTCGTCAGGGGGAGAACCGAAGCGCTCGCGGGAGTCGTGTAGAAGCTGTAGGTGTTGGTTGCGATGAGCGTACCCGCCGCGAAGTTCAGGGTGAGACCCGTACCCGCGAGGACGAGGGTCGTTGCCGTACCCAGCGCCGTTGCAACACCCGTGGTGGTTCCGCCGTCCAGAGACAGCGTGTAGAAGCAGCCCGCGGTGCCAATGGTCCCGCCCGTGGTCACAGTGAAGACCACGTCAAAGCCATCGGTGGGCGTACCCGTGACGGTGACGACCGAAGTCCCAGCGCCCGACTTGTCGACCGCCGACTTGGTTGCAGCCACAGCCACCGAAGGAATCCGGATGCCGATGACCGGAGCGCCCGTCTGAGCGCAGGGGTAGGCCGAAGCCTTGGGCATGAGGCCACCACCGAACGTGGTCGGGATCGACAGTGGGGAACTGAACTGAATGGGCGTGTTGAAGGGGCCGGACGTCGCGGGCCCGATGACGACGTGGATCGTGTTGGGGGGCGCGGCGATGATGCCGAGACCGCCCTTCACCACGGTCAGTGTTGCCTTGGGAATGGACATGGTGCTGGTGTCTCCTTTTGAACTATACCGCTCAACTCAACTACGGGGTCTGACTCGCTTCGTAGCTCTGTCCGCCGATCACAAAGTAGGCCGTCTTGGAAGACAAGTCGGCCGCGGGTGTAGCGAACACGTACGAGTCATCGAGGACAGGAATGTCGAACTTGGCCACGAACATCGCCAAGGAGCCGTATACGAACTCCTGTCTCTCAGGCTTGGGCCACGTCCCCTGACCAATGCTCAAAGACCCCGTAGCCGTCCTGTAGAGTGCCGCAGCAACCGCGTGGAGAAGCTGGCAGGTAGCTACCTGACACTTCTCCGCGTAGAGGGGGTCGTCCTGTTCACACGTGGGGACAGCGTGGATCCAGATAGGACACGCTTGGACCCTCGTGAAAAGAGACCTGGCTTGGGTCGGGATGGGGTTCGTGTCTTGGGGATACTGGCCAGGACCTAGAGGGTCCGTGAAGTCAAAAGACCCCAACCCAAAAACGACACGGCCAGCCCCGTTGTTGAGAGACTCTTTCCAGTCACCGTAGAGAAACTCCACAGTCTGGTAGCCCCTCGTAGACAGATCCTCACGAATCGCGTCCACGATGCCAGGGATCGAAAGCTCGCTCATATAGAATTCTCCAGCTCCTCAGCGATGGACTCTTCGATGATGTCCAACCACGGGGCGGGCATCGTTCCCTGCGCAGGAAAGACAGGTCGTTTGGTCGTGTGGTACTTGAGGGCGTCAGGGGCTTCTCCCACAAGAGCGTTCCCCTGCCCTTTGAAGGTCACCTGAGAAGCCAGGGCGACGAGCTTTGAGGACGACCCGTCCGAGTTGGGAGCCCACTTCTTCCCATCGGGACCACGCTCCGAAGCGTAGTTGCTTCGGGCCATGGCTTGAATCTCGATGGCAGCCCGGTCCAACCCTCGGGGCACCGCCGTAGAAGCGTTCCTGAGCTGGTAGATGGCTTCTTCAAGCTCGTCGAAGTCACCCGTGATGCCGCTCATCCACCCCTCACATTGAAGCGCTGGGTGTCCGCCCAAGCATAAGGGTCGGCCTCCGATTCAAAGAGGACCCCGCCCTCATCAACCGTGGGAGAGTTGTCTGAAGCCCCATCAAGCTCAGCATCCCCAACCGAGTGGTCCTTCGCCCATTCAAGAGCTTTCTTCCACCTCGTCTCCATGTCCTCAAAGGATGCCGGGTCGACTCCTCGATTGGTGAGGAGAATGTAAACGGCGATGGCGACGGTCGACTCACAAAGACCAAGGTCTACCCGGGTCGAGTACGTGAAGACATCGTTGACGGCCACATCCCCAGCAAAGGTGACCGTCACATTGTCGATGACGATGGCCCCTGACGATGCCAGGTTTTGGGTCGTCCCGTAGAGCTTCCCGGCCTCTGTCGATAGCTGGTAGGTGAGGGGGTCGGTCCCGATGGTGCCAGCCGCCGTGAAGAGGATGGAGACATCCTGAACGAGGGTGGCGGTGCCAAGGAAGGTGGCCACGGCTCCAAGCGTCATCCCCGAGTCGTCGATGCCGTCGATGTCCGGTCGGAAGGGGAGTGTGTGCTTCTTGCGTAGGTAGGCCGCAATTCTGCCGCTGGCCGCAAGGATGCCGCGCTTCTTGTGAGCAGGGGGCACCTTGGCAAGAGTTGCCTGTCCCAATCCCAACTCATCAAGGTCCCGAAGTGTGGCGTAGGCTTGCTGTGTCACGATCTACTATACTCCACAAAGGGATGAGCCCCTCTCCCGGGATGTTAGGAGAGGGGCTCGATTGAGGCGGGGAGTTCAGGATCAGTGACCCGTGAACTTGATCATCGAGTAGGGGTGACCGTAGAGGGCCACATCGCGGCCACGGATCTGCCACTCGAATTCGTTGACCCGGTTCAGTTCAGCCTGGGTCATGCCCGTGTACGCGTTCATCTCGAACGCCTCACGAAGCTGGTAGATGAAGGGGCCGATGCCGCTTCCGGTGTCGGCGACGAGGTACCAGGAGTCGGGCTCGACCTCCAGCTCGTTGATGATGAGGGGCTCGACGCCGTCACCGATGAAGACGTTCTCCGTCGGTCCGCCCTGTGCCGTCGAGGAGACGAACTTGGCGCCCGTGACTTCGAGAGCCATCTTGCGGAGCGAGGGCGGAGCAACCAGGTACTTCGCCTTCAAGTTTCTGTTACGACCGTTGGGCATCACCAGGCTGCGTAGCTTGGCTTCCCCAACCGCGTAGGACGTGATCGAGAGCGCGTAGGAAGCACCCGCGTAGATGTTCGCGTAGGTGCCCATGGCCGCGTTGAACGGGTTCACCGGGTGAGAGGCCGAGAAGAAGGGCACGCCGTCGTAGCCGTTCTGCGTGGCACCACCGATGATGAGGCCGTTGGTCGTGGCCGCGCCGTTGACCACGGTGGGGGTCAAGAGGTATTGGGGAGCGAGAGCCATTGCAGCTCCGGCCTGACCCATCCAATCCGCGGCGAAACCGAACTCGTCATCCTTGAGCTGGTTCTTCTTGATCTTGAGACCACCGCCACGATCCGCGTTGGTCGCGGAGAACGCCTGCGTCAGCATGTTGCTGTAGATCATCGTGCCGTCGTCCAGGGGGGCGAGGTCGAAGCTCGACAGAAGGAACTGATAGATGTTGCTCGAACCCTCAGAGGTCTTCAGGGTCGCGAGCTTGTCCCACCAAGCGTTCTTGAGGGCCAGCTCGTAGTCGGTGTTGTACAGCTTGACGAACCTCTCTTCGAGGGTCCGCACTGCGCCAGTCGTGATCTGCATTGTCGTCTAGTCCTTGTTCTCGTTGGGCCCTTCGGCCTCAGTTGGGGAAGCGGATCCAGACGCCCGCAGCCGTCACGCCCATGCACTTGCCCGCGACGCTTGCGCCAGTCGCGAGAGAAGTCACCGTCTGATCATTGAAGATATAGACGTTGAGACCGACATGGGCCGACGTGCAAGGGTCGGTCGTGTCGTTGGCGAAGAGGAAGTCCTTCTGCCCGTTGGACTGCTCGATGGAGACACGCTGCGCCCCAGCGATGCCGGCCGAGTTGTCCTTGCTCTCACGGGCAACCCCGAAAGAGATGAGGCCCGTGGCCTTGACGCCAGGCTTGCAGTTGCCGGCAGAATCGAGGACGCAAAGCGACCCCTGGAAAATCTTGACCGCAGCGGTCATCGGGACGGTGACTGCAAATCCCTGCCGAGTCTGCGTGTCGCGAGCGAGAGCTAGAGCTGCCATGGTAGTGGTCTTTCTTTCACTTCACCGCGGCAAGGCGCCGGGCTTCGGTGGGGGTCATGACGTTGATCTTGACGATGCCGTGAGAAGGCTTGGTATCCATCCCGCGCTTCGTGGGAGCCGAGCGGGAACCAAGGACCTTGTCGATGGTGTTGGCGACCGAGTCGGTCTCCGGAGCATCAATCTCGGCATCGGAGCCACGGGTTGCAGCAACGGCCTTGACCGCGGGTGCGCCCGAGATGAGAGGAGCCGCCTTGAGGAACTCCTTGAGGGTGTCCAGCTTCTGAACCGAGGCCCAGCTCTTGAGCGACTCCGGGATCTTCTTCCCGATGTTGTCGCGAACGAGGACAGCAACCTCATCCTTCTCCATCTTGGCTTCGAGAGCCGCGAGACGAAGAGCGAGGCTTGCGTTGGCAGAGTCGGTCTTCGAGACCGTGGCCACCTTGGCCGCCGCGATGGGCTCCTTCTTGGACTCGGGGGCTTCCTCCGTGTCCGTCTTCTTGGGGTCCTCGGACGGGGCTTCGTCAGCAGCCGCCTTCATCATCTCCTCGGCCTTGGCCTCGCCACCCACAGCCGCCACGAGAGCGTCATAGAGAGCCTGAGCCTTCGCCTTGGTGTCGTCGTCGGTGTTGGCGTCGTCCAGAATCGCCTTCAGAGCTGCGAGCATTGCTGCCTGGTCCATCTTCGTTGCCTTCTTCCTCGTCGTTTGTGCCGCAGCCCGAGTTGCGAGCTGATTGTTGTTGTGAGTCGCCGGGTTGATACAGAGAGCTGTGTTCGTGTAACTGGTGACCTCGTTGGTCTCCACGTCCTGGTAGTAGGCCGGGCTGAAGTACCGCCACTTGGGGGGAGTTGCCTCTAGTCCGTCCTTCGCCTCACCAACCCACTCTACCGCGCAAGCCCAAAGTTCTTTGCCACCCTGCCCGTCCCGAGTTTCAAGACGGTGCCAACCAGCGGCCTGACCCGCTGTAGCCGGCCGGTTCGTGGAGAGGCTCAGGTGGTCGTAGTCGATCGAGTAGAGGTTCCCTCGCTTCGCCTGCTCTTCCATGAGGAGCTTGGCCGAACGATCGGAGAAGACGGTGACGCCGTTGTCCGTCCTCGTGTCCCCAGCTCCCCAGATACGGAACGCACTGGGAGCCTGACCCGGAGCGGGACGCTCGATGAGCGTCTTATCATCAAGATCGATACGGCTGGCCGATGCCAGGATTCTACGAGTCGTCATGTGGCCTCTTCATGTGTGACGGGGGCTTCGATAGGCTTCCATTTGATTCCCCAAGAGTGCTCGCCACCCTTCTTCTTCGGGGGAATGAGGACCCGCTCTCGCTCGATCCCACACTTCCGACAGATGTTGCTCGACCCATGCTCACAGCGAGGGATCGAATACTGTGTCATCATCTCAGCAAGAGAGGCCGCCGCGTTGGGCATCAGGGGAAGCTCGTCATCCGAGGTGTTCGTTGTCTGTTGCTCAGGAGCCGGATCAGCCGGATCAGCCGGATCAGCCGGATCAGCCGGAGCTTTTGCAGGCTCCACAACTGGCGCGGGAGCCGGATTCGGAATCTCTTCCACATCAACCCCAAAACGAATGGCGATGGTTTTTGCCTGGCACTGATACCCATGAGGCTTCAGGGCTGCGTCCGCCTTTGCAAGGCCATCCCCAAGAGCACCAATGGTGACAGCTTGTGCCTGATGGTCCGCGGGTGGGGTGACATCCCATCCCATCTCGGGAGACTCCTCAAGAGCATCCCCACCAAAGCGACGGTTCACCCAAGGCGGGATCCCCTGCGTGTTGAGGGTGTAGGCGAGGGAGTCTCCCGTCGCCTGAATGAGGTCGGCTCGAATCGTCTTGTGAAGCTCACCCGAGGAGAAGCCGCTCGTCCCATTGGTGGACACAAGCTGTCCAGCAATACAGATGATGATCTCCTCGTTCGCCTCAGCGATGATCGCCTGGAAGCACTCGAAGCCCCGACCATTCGACTCCAAGAGCTTGGCGTCCCATCCGTCAGGAAGGGCGAAGACCGTGTTGAGGCCCCAGTTCTTGAGCGCTGTGAGGAGGCCCTTGCGTTGGACTTCCGTCGAGCCAGGCTTTGAGAAGGCAAGACGCGCCGGGTTGGCCAGCGTAGCCGCGTAGGCTTGCCGGGACATGAAGGCGTGGTCCTTCGCTACATACGAGCGAGCCAGGGGCATCCAAAGCCCATGGGTCCACGGCTCATCCTCACCCCCAGGAAGATGCAAGATCCACTCACCATCTCCAGGTGTGATCTTGATGGCGCCACCATAGGCCATGTACCACCAAGCGTTGTCATTCACCCTGTACTGAAGGTAGTAGGGGTCGAGACGTCGGAAGATGGTGTCGACCTTCCCCGTGGGGTCAGGGACCATTTGCCCGACGCCAACGCCGAGAAGGATGCCGTCTGCCGCAATCTTGGCCAGCTCGGCGATGGGGAACTTCTGGGCGAAGACACCCTTCGTGGTGCCGTCTCCAGCAAGCTCACGAGCCATGTCCTCGCGACCTGTGATCTGGATCGGAAGACGGACCAAGCCATCGGTCCGAGTCGACAGGACACCCCTTGTCTTGCCATCCCTGACGATGGCCCGTGCGAACTGCGCCGCGAGTTGAAGGTTCCCGTTGCCGGCTTCGTGGATCGCGTCCTCGATGTCGCTGAGTAGGAATCGAGTGATCGTCTGAGGCGGGGGAGCAAGACGTCCCCCGAACATCTTCTTCTTCTTTTTGACGGGTGCCGTTACAACGGGAACCGGGGCGTACCCAAAGAGGGACGCCACTCGGTTAACTGTAGTGCTTAGACGTCCCATCCTGTTCTACTCTACCGTCGACCCATGGATCGATATGGGTCGTGCTGCATTGGTATAGAGAGCATTCCAGACTCTTCGTCCGTGTAGTCCCCAGCGAGGTCTTCATCTTCACGGTCGTTCCTCTTGATCCAGTTGGTCGGGTCGAGGCTTCCACATCGCCAGAGGGACAGGGTCAGGGCGGAGACGCTGTCACAGTGGCCGCCGGACATGGCGATCCCCATGTCCGAGACTTTCCGACGCGGAGCTGAAATCTGTGTCCTGCCCCCAGACAGTCTCTTGCCCACAATCGAGAGGAGCTGCTCTGCAACGTTCTCCCGCTCGGTCTCTTCAAGAGAGCCGAGGGCGAGACGTCCTTCCACCAAGAGAGTCCTGACGCCGTCGTAGACACGGTCTTTGGCCGCAGCGTTCACGAAGGCTATCCCTCGGGTGTCGAGGACTTCACGGAAGGTGGCCGCGTAGTGGTTGTCAGCGCCCACGGACTGGCAGCCGTGGGCATTCAACGTCGTGGCGAAGGTTTCGTAGGTCGCGGACGGCTTCTGGTCTGGCCCTGAAGGAATCTCCAGGGCCAGATGAAGAGCGAACTTTCCGTCTGCATACCTGGCAGCGATGCTGAGGGCCGAGAAGTCGTGCCCGTGACCAAGGTCGGCCCCAGCTCCAAACTCTTGAACGCGAGTCTCAGGAGCCATCCGGATACAAGCCGCAGCGACAGCATCGGCGGGGAAGTAGCTCGATGTCCCACGGGGGAACGGGATAGCGAGGATCTCTCGGTCCGCGTTCAGGTTCCCACCCGGACGGGCTCGTTCTGCCCTCTCAATCGCGTGGTCGGGATCCCATGTCGGGTTGAGCATCCTCGTGCCGACTCGGGCAGCGACGAGAGCGTTGGTGTGCTTCCCCCAGTCCGTCGTGATGAGGTTTTCGAGGACGCCTTCACCTTCTACGTTGGGCGTCGAGACGAGCCAAATCTGGGCGCCAGGGACAAGACGAGGACGAGCAGCGGCGCAGATATCCTCATCGTTGACCGCAGACCCAGCCCCAGAAAGGAAGCACGCTTCGTCGACCCCACAGAAGACCAGCGACTTGGACCGGGCCGACTGCCCACCCTTGTCCGCCACAATCACCTGAATGTCGACGAGGATGCCATCCGGACGTCGCAGGGTGAGGCTTTCCCCCGTAGGTTCACCGACAAGAGCGGACCTCAGGATGGGGCTCGCCTCGATGTAGCCCTTGACCATCGAGAAGCACTGCTTGGCCAACCTCCGCTTGGGGGCGATGATGATAGAGGCGGGATGTTCACCAGGGGTGGTCTGTTGGGCATTTGGGTAGCGTGGGTCGATAGGAGCCCCGGGGAGCCGTAGAGGCACCGTCCATGCGGCGTGAATCGCTTTCGGGGCCATGAAGCGGCTGGTCTTGCCTCCACGACCGCCGGCCGAGATTGCGACTTCACGTCGGGGTTCTCGGGGCAGCTTGTCCAGTCCGCAGTTGAAGACCTGCTTGCAGAGCAAGTCGGCGATGGTCGTGACAGGAAGACCTTCCGAGGCATCGGCGATGGCTGCCACGATGGGCGAGAGAGCCAGGTTGATGAAGTCGGGGCTTTCAAGGAAGACACGGAAGCTGCATCGACCTGCAAAGTCGAGCTTGTCCTGTGCCTCTTGTGCCTCCATGTGCGCGAGGAGCTTGCCAGCCTGAGTGACCGGCTTCTTCTTGGGAGGCACTACTTCTTCTCCAGATCCTTGAGGACCGCCTTGACGAGATCCCAGGCTTTCGGCTCAGGCTTCAAGGCCGCCGTCAGCAGGATGATGAACTTCTGGAACTTGGCTGACTCAGCAATCCGAGCTTCCTGATCAGCTCCGGTCTCACCAAGAAGCCGCGCTAGATGTTCGTTGGCCTTGGTGGACGCTTGGACCGCCTGGGAGTGGGCTCGGGTGTCCGGCTTCTTCGAGGCATTGATGACGCCCTGGTAGCTTGACTCCGCGATGAGGGTGGCCCTCTCCAGGGCAGACATCGGGATGGCGTTCGGGTCTTTCAGTGCCACGGTGTCGGCCGCGGTAGCCAGCAAGGTGGGAGAGCATGTCCGAGCGTGACGGCGAGCCTCCCCGGGCTTCAAGCCGTGGTCCTTCTCGATGGTGATGTAAGGAGTGCTCGTCAGAATCGCCGTCTCGATCGACTTCCTCTTGGTCGAGACGCAGATGAGGCACGGGCTGTGGACCGGGGCGGGGTCCACGAAAGCATCCTTGGGGACCGCTGGGGCGTCCTCGGGAAGAGGAGCTGGACCGCTTGCCAGGGCATGTAGGACCGGCCCTGGGTTCGTCAGACCATCGTGTTGATGCAGATGCCTCAACATCGAAGTCTTCGGAATCGCGAACGCTCGGGCCACGGCGCTGATAGAGGCCCCGTGGACCTTCAGGGCAGCGGCAATCTCTTCTCGATGGTCACAGGCTTTGCAATACACGAAGAACTATACCGGACCAAGCGGACCTGATGTTGGTCTGCCTCTTGGACCGTCAGTTCAACACCCCCTCGCCATCACGAATGTTGGCTCGGTCGAGTGGACGTGTCTTGTCGATCCGGAAGCTGGTCTCGACATGGATCCAGGCGGCGATGGGATCATGGTCGTCAACGATGGTCGAGCGTGCTCCGACCCGTTGGTTCCGGTTCCACCTACGCTGCTTCAGAAGCGCTGTCCTGAGAACGTTGGAAGCAATCAGGAAGACGTAGTGACTGAAGCTGCTCTTCTTCGGGTCGAACGCGCTCGGGGTGCCGTTCTTCTTCAGGATCGCCAAGACGACGTCTTGCATCAGATCCTCAGCATCGAGCTTGGAAGAGTACAGGTGCGAGCCAACGATCTTCCGGATGTCGTTGTACTTCGCCCTGACGTCGATCCCAAGCCTCGCGACCTCTTGCCGGGCAAGGGCGCCTACCTCACCTTCTTGGGGGAGGCATTCGAGGATCGCCCAGAAGCTCAGAGCGATGGCCAACTCCTCATCCGTGGCACGCCTACTCGCTCTCGCCCGACGCCAACGACGATCCAGGTTGTGCTTCTCAGAATTTGACCGTCGAATTGGTGTACCCATGAGTTAACATATTGTCATGGCCATACATGAGATGCAACGTACATTCGCAGGATTCGGACGTAAAAAAGCCCTTCTTCGGAGTTCCGAAGAAGGGCTTTTTGTTTGAGGGGAGGTGGTCAGGGGGCCGGGGGGATGCAGCACTGGACGCCAAGAGGGGCGTTGTCATTGGGGGTGACGAGCGAGTAGCACAGCCAATGATTGGGGAGGCCCGGGGGATGGCAGACATACGGCATCGAGGACTTGAGGAAGACGCCGCAGAAGGCCGTGAGATCCGACTCGGGGAAGAACCCCACGTCTTCCGGGTTGGTCACGGGAATACAGTAGCCCGCGTCGGGGTCAGGTCCCGGGTCGGCTCCCCCTGCTCCTGTGCTGGACGAGCTTGAGGAGCTTCCTGAAGAGGAAGCTGTAGCTCCCCCAACACCTTCTTGTCCGCCCGTACCAGAGGATACGCTGGACGAAGACGAGCTGGACATTGCTGACGATGATCCCGAAGTGCTCCCCGAGGCAGGGTTGACCGTCTCGGGGTCGCAGCACGCGGAGGCATACAACACGATGGCGATGAGGGAGAGCTTCTTCATGGGAAGGAACATACACCATCTTGGGGGTAGAATGCAATGTCACCCCCAATAGATGAATCCGTTTTGGGGGTGACCGTGGGAGGAGGGCACACACATTCCACCTGGGGGGCAGGTAGGGGTTGGTGTGCCAGGTAGTCGATGTAGTGCAGCGAGACGGCCATCGCGGCGAAGATGGCGAAGAACAGGATGAAGGTGAGGGGCTCTTTCATGGGAATATTCCTTTTCAGATGGTGAGGCCAGCGGCCCGGAGAACTTCGTCGGTGGATAGCTTCGTCTTCGGAAGCTCTTGGGGTGCGGGGGCGCCGAGGTCCACGAACGGGATCTCATCCTCACCATCGTCCGGTGTGGGACCGGGTGCGATAGGGCATGCCGTATCCAGAACCAACACGGCCCCTCGGATGAGGAGAGCGTTGACGGTCGTGTCCTCTTCAACCGCCATGTGGGCCAGTTGCTTGTAGAGGGCATCCGGGAGAGTGGTCCTCAGCTTTTTTGAAAGTTCTTTGGTCATGTGGTCTCCGAGTCCGAGTGGACACTAGAGACCTTCAATAAGAGCAATAGCGCTCACATGACGAGAAAGTCTTCAGAAGTTGCAGGGCATCCCGCCGTTGAAGCAACAGCAGTAGAGCGCCTGGGTGCCCCCATCCTCTGAGGGGAAGGGCGCGTAGGGGAGCGGCTGGCATTCTCCGTGAGGAGGGGCGTAGGGAGCCCCCTCGGACAGCTCACAGAGGAAGGGCAGCGTGTGCTCTGCCAGGGTGTTGCAGTCCTTCACCTGGGATTCCTGCCAGGGCTGAGAGGCGAAGCACGGCCCCACCGTGGGCTCGGGGACGTCGCCCGATGATGCCCCCGCTGCCGCCTGTGGCTCCGGGTTCTCCAAGCCGCAGCCCGAGACGAGGACGAGGGAAAGAATGGAGAGAATCTTCTTCATGGAGAAGAAGTACACCATTTCGGACCCGAGGCGCTCCCGAAGAGTTGGGCTAGGAAGCATGCCAGGTCAAATCGGGGTCCCAGCACACTCACGGCCTCTCCGGGCCTTCCACTTCTGAGGTTGGAGGTGTCCCAGATTCGGTGGGCTCTGTCACGAATGTAGGATCTGTGTAGGGACAGTGTAGGGTCTGACGCCGACCCTACACTAACGAAAGGCTTCAAAACAAGCCCTTTGAGAGGTCGAGTGTAGGGAGTGTAGGGTCTGGGGGAAACTAACCTCCCAAGGGGTGAAAATCGGAGGACTGGACAGGCTTTCAGTCCTCCGATTTTTCGCCCGCGTAGAGTTTGTTTCAAAGAACCCTACACTCCCTACATTCTGATCCGGAAATGCCTATTTTTGAAGGACTTGCGTAGTGTAGGGTCCCAGCACAACCCTACACAACCCTACACTATGTGGGGCTCCTTCCCTACACAACCTCGTCCACCTTGCAAAGCTGCAACGAAAGAAAAGAAAGAAAGTTCTCGATTGTTTGAGCCGAAGCGCTAAGCTGTACGTCTAGAACATAGGAGGCCGCGATGAAGACCACGCCGACCATGAAGACGACCGAAGACGCAGCACAGCCCACCCCGGCTCTCAGGACCTTGAACCTCAAGGTCTCCGAGGCGGATTTCAGAACCTTCAAGAAGGGGGCAGCGGTCCAGGGTCTCAAGCACCCCGACTTCCTGTCCTACCTTCTCACGCTGATTCCGAAGAGCGAGTAACAGTCGGAAGACTGTGGGCTATACAGCCCTGATAGGTTACACTCCGACACCGCCGACCTTCTCTCCCTCATGTTGAGGCACGGGAGAAGAACCTTGGGCCGCACGGCATCCCAAGCGGGTTTGAGGCACGAGAGCCTCAAATGGCAAGAGCCCGGACCTGTTTTCGACGCAGGGGATCCGGGCTCTCGGGGTACGTGAACGTGAACGAAAACAACCTTAGCACAGTTTCCATCGACAACAACAGCGAAAAGCCTGCTCTTTGGGCATCGCATCTCCAGCTTCTCCAGGATCGAGCCATCTCGAAAGAGGCCGCGGAGGAAGCTGGTCTCTACAGCTTCGAGATGGCTGAGCCCGATCGTAACGAGCGGATGCTCAAGAAGGCTGGGCTCAACCAGTACAAGAACATCCCGAACTACCCGGGAGCGACGGGGATCGCCATCCCCCACAAGCACCGGGCTCTGGACAAGGTCGAGCGCATCCGGTTTCGGTTCGATCAGACCGAGATCACGATTCCTGGTCCGACCGAGGGCAGTCACCACGGAGAGACGACGAAGCCCCTTCCCAGGTACGCTGCGCAGGCTGACACGAAGGTCGCTCCTTACTTCACGACGAAGGCTCTTGCTTCGGCCGCTGACACGACGGTGGACCTCTTCATCGCCGAAGCGGCGTTGAAGGCCATCAGCCTGACGTCGAACGGCTTCGCGGCCATCGGCTTGGGTGGCGTTCTCGCGGGCCTACACGATCCGGTGGCCACCCGTGAGGCTGGGGAGGTCGTTGCCAGCCCCGAGATGCAGAGGATCAACTGGCGTGGACGTCGGGCCTTCATCGTGTTCGATGCGGGTATCTGCGACAACCCCAGCGTCGCGAAGGGTGCCGCCTACGCATGGCGGGCACTTCGGGATCTCGGGGCTGACGTCTACATCGTTCAGATCCCGATGTACCACACGAGCGCGAACGACCTGGAGAACGGGGTCCTCTGGTCCGCAAAGGATCAGGGACCGGACGATTTCCTCGCTCGCAACGGCGTCGAGGCTTTCCAGGCCCTCGTCAACCAGGCCGTCCCGGCGGATCCCGTCAAGATGGTCCAGCACGTCAGCCGGGGTCTTGTCGGAGCTGCGCGGACGACGGCGGTGTCCGAGCTGCTCACCAGCAACCTCTTCAAGGTGTTGCTCCACATCGGGGGTTCTCTCTGTCAGGACCTTGTGGCCGCAGCGGCGAAGCTCGCGGGCATCTCGAAGCGGACGGTCACGGGGGCAGCGGACGAAGCGGCGGAGCGTCTCCAGCGCCGTGAGAAGGAAGTCGTCGAGGGTTCTCTTGAGCGTGGTGACCAGGCTGAGGTTGCCGACATGGTTCTCAAGGAGTTTGGTGGGATCGACAACTGCGCCTTCGACGAGTCCGACCTCTGGGTCTACGAGGACAACGTCTACGTCCGCAAGGATCTGGACTCGCTCGTTGGCCGTGTGAGCCTCAAGAAGGGGCTCCCGATTGGCGACAAGGGCAAGGTCCTCCTGATGTCCGACGGCTTCGCGACGGGCGCTGTGGCCCTTCTGTGGAAGTCCGTGAAGAACTCCCTCGGGGAGCAGCCCGAGCTTGGCTTCTTCGGCTCCGGTCCGAAGGCCCTTGGGTTCTCCAACGGTGTCCTCGCCATCGACCCCAAGACGGGCAAGATCATCATGGGTGAGGACGGGACGCCCAAGCTACACCCGCACGGCAAGGAGTGGCGTCTTCGTTCGCAGTGGAAGTTCGATTACGTTCCTGGGTTGGTCCCCTCGAAGAAGATCAGCTTCCTCCAGAACTGCTTCAAGAACGACTCCGAGGCGTCGGAGAAGATCGAAGTCATCCGTGAGTTCCTCGGGACGTGCATCTTCGGAGACGCTCCCCGGTGGCAGAAGTCCTTCATCTTCCAGGGTGCGGGTCGCGACGGCAAGTCGGAGTTTGCAAAGGCCGTCAAGCGGATGATGCCCCCCGGCTCTTGCTCCCACGTCGACCTGAACGATTTGGATAATGAATATAACAGGGCAAAACTCTCGGGGAAGTTGCTCAACATCGTCTTTGATCTTCAGGAGCGGACCCTTCTCGGGTCGGGGTCGATCAAGGCGGCGATCACGGGCGACACGCTCCAGGCTCGCAACCCCTACGGTCGTCCTTTCGACATCGCGCCGCTCGCTGGTCACATGATCTTGGCCAACAAGCTCCCGCCCATCAACGACACCACCCTTGGGTTCAAGCGTCGATGGATCATCATCGGCTTCGGCAACTCGCTTTCCGAAGGCGAGATGGATGTCTTCTTCGCGGAGTCTCTCCGTGGCGACCTCGAAGATCAGGCGTTCATTTCCTGGATGGTTGATGGTCTCGTCAACCTGATCGAGCGGAAGAACTTCAAGGTCCCCGCCTCTTCGGAGGAGCGTGTCAACCAGTGGATCTCGACGGCAGATCACGTCGGGCAGTTCATCTCGGAGCGGCTGGTCATCCTCTCGGGTGCGGAGAAGTCCTCGAAGAAGAACTGGACGGCTTCCGGGGCGATCTACTCGCTCTACCAGGCGTGGTGTACGGCGAACGGCCACACCTACAAGAAGAACTCGAAGAACTTCTCGACGGACCTTGAGGAGGTCGTGAAGGAGAAGTCCCGCACGGCTTCGGGTGTTGTGTTCCCCGTTGCCATCAAGGACCTGGAAGGCGACGCTATCACGGCTGAGGACCTCACGCCCCGTCCCGAGAACGTCATGGAGCTGCCCTGCCTGCCCCGGGATGAGAACTCGGTTCACATCCTCTACCCCAGTGGGCAGTCTCGCCCTCAAGACATTGAAGGGTTGGGAGCTGCATACAAGGGCAAGTCCGTTCTGATGGTGCGTGACGGAGAGGGCTACAAGCCCTGGGCTTTGTCCTCTTGACAACAACTGAAGAGGAGGGGCTTGGGGGAGCCTCTCCTCTTCGGAGGACCCGTGATGACCGACGAAGAGTTCAGCCGACAGGTTGACGCAGCTCTTGACGCGAAGAGAATCGCAGCGGACGAACACCGGATCGCTCTCCACAAGATGGCACTTGAGGTGGACGCCCACATGCAGAGGAAAGCCTGGGACAACTACCAGGCCAACAAGAGGCAAAGAGAACGAAGAGAGGAGATCGAGACGAATACACTTCTCGACAGGATCCTCGAAGAAGTCCTGAATAAGCTGGGGTGAGAGAAGGGCGGGGTCTGAAAAGACTACCGCCCTTCTCTTTTTCGTTTTATCACTCATGTTTCCGGTATAGTGTCCAGGACGTACGTCGTTCTTGAACCGCACCTCGGAGATCCCTCATGCCCACACGACATCCTGTTTACGGAGCTGGCTCCTCTCCCATCGGCTACACCCGCGCCGAGGAGACCGATGACGAACTCCGTGCTCGACTGACGAGGCAGCGCGAGGGGACGCCTCTCCAGCTTGCTTCGGAGTACGCCTACAGGGAACGCCTCTACGGCTTCCGGGATCAGTATGGGACTCCCCATATGCCGGCGACGTGGTCAGGGAATCCGCCGGCCCCTGTCACAGATGAGTTCCGGGCGATGGTTCAGGAGTACCTCAACCCCGGGAGACTACAACACGGACAGCGAACCATCCTCAACCCCGACGGGACGATTGCGGCCTACATCACGGATATTGGGCTATTGGGGATCCATGGGGGCCGATGCACATCTCTGTGATGCGCCCCCTACCCGATGGGACACACAGCGCCATGGAGACCTACAACTTCGTCCGCCCCTCCAGCGTCTCCTACGATATCGTCCACCAAGAGACGTTCACACCGATGAACAGCTCGTCCTTTTCGGACCTGACCCCAAGGGACACACCCTCTTCGGCAAGCCCCACAGGATTCAACCGTACACCTCCCCCAAATTCCAGCACGTACAGGAACACCTTCATTCAGGCTGACTTCACTCTTATGCCTCGCGGGCTGAGGGTCGACGAGAGGGAGAGGGAGTGGGCCCGTCGCTTCCAAGAGACCTTGACGAGAACCTTCTCCGATGAACTCGCCCACACGAATTACGGGATGAGTCTCGACAGGATGCTCAAGTCCCCGAGGAGTTGAAGAAGATGATCGACTTCAAGCCGGTCACGTCGGGCGGTGTTGGTGCGACCCCCAACCCTACATCCTGGGAAGCAATCCTCAACGACGATATTTGATCGTGTGCAACTCGAACATCGATAGGCCCCACGTTGGCCGCTACCTGTTCCACGACGGCACATGCTGGGACCGGGTCAAGAGGGAGTTCATCCTCTTGGACTACAACACCCCGGGCTACCTGCATCGCTACAGGACGTCGTTCTTCCTTCCCTTCGAGAAGTCCGAGAACCTCAAGTGGGACTCCAGTCTCCAGTTGATTCTCAGCTACCGCCAGTGGGCCAAGATCGAGGCGGCGATTGCAAGGGACTTCGCACCACCCGTATACCCAACAGCTTGGGAAGTGATCCTCAACGACACCTGAGAGACGATGACGATGACGAAAAAAGAAATCACTCCTGACGTCCTGGCAGAAAGGAATGCACGTAGACTCGCTCGGCAGAAGGCATACAACGCATCCCCCCAAGGGAAAGAGGTGATGTCTGCCTACAAGAAGAGCGGGAAGTCCAAGGCCACCCGAGACGCCTGGAGAGCCAAGCACGAAGAGAAGATCCCCTACGAAAGGAAACCCAAGAGGAAGGCGAAGAGGGAAAAGACCGAGAAGGAGAAGGAGTACAACAAGAAGTACGACAAGAGCCCCCAAAGGGTTGCGTATGAAAACTCGGAGGAAAGGAAGGCAGCGAAAGCCCTTTACGTCCGAATGAAATACTGGGGGGTCAGTGATCCCGCGGACCTACCCCCAAAAAAGGGTGAGAAATCCTCCGACCCGTCCTGATCTTCTCCTCCGTCTCGGTATAGTGATAATGTTTCTATATTCTTACTATACCGAGAAAGCGGACTCCAAAAGCCGCTCAGAGGAGGATAGAGGCATGATCAGCAAGAACGACGACGGCACCTTCCAGGTCAACCACGAAGCCTTCAAGGGGCAGCTCTTTGCCTCGGAAGAGGCCGCGACGGCGGCGATCTTCGCGGACCTCAAGGTGGCTCTCGCCATCACGCTTCAACACTTGGACAAGGCGGTGGCCTCTTCCACCCGCCTCTTGGCCGTCGAGCTGGCTTCGCAGGCTCGCAACGCAGCACGGATCTCTCGGCCTGACCAGGCGGTGGCCTCGTGAGGTACAAGGGCTTCGCCATTACTGGTGTATCTGGAAAGTGGTACGCCCGCATGGTGACGGCCACAGCCAAGTGGAGCTTCGGTCCGTACCGCTCTCTCTCAGCTCTCCACTCTCGTATTGACGAAAACTACATCGAAACCTGCACATTTGAATTCGTTTGAAAAGGAACACAGCATGAACACGTATCTCTTCAATCACAAGACCAACACCTTCAATCGAGAAGTACCATGAGCGCATACACCTCAGAAGAACGTATGAGAGCAAGGGCCTTGATGCTCGCCTTGGAGTCTTCCGGGGTGGGTGCCTTTCTCTCAACACGAGTCGTCAACTCTCAAGACGCCTACCTGAAAGCACAGAAGGATCGCTACAAGCTCCCCAAGGCCTGGTTGCCTCTTGACCTGGAGATGCTGCACTTTCAGCTCGATGCTCTCGGGGGGATGATCTCCTCTCAGCGTCACCTGGGAGTCGCTCCTACCACAATTCGTTTTTGGGTCAAAGTCAACAGGATCCCTGAGTGGGCACACACCCTGCTGACTGTGTTGGTCGACAACAAGGAGGCACCCATGCTTCATGCAGCGCGACGGAACAAGAACACCGTCCCCTTCATGAAGGGCTATGCACAGTTCTCCCCTGAGCTTCTGGCTTCAAGGATTGAAGACCTCGGGGGCAACAAGATGGCTCGAAAGGCTTTGGGGGTCACAGCGAGTCATCTGTATCGGGCCGTGCGGACAGGCCGCACGACGCAAGAAGTCTACAACCGAATGAACGCCCTACTCTCGAAAGAATCACATGACCATCAATGACAAGGCCGAAGAGATCGCACGAAGCTACGACGGCCTATCCGGCGACCCATCCCACCCCAGGTTTGATGAGTACCTCGCGGTCATTGCTCCGGGTGAGACCCGGGAGCGAGCCGTTGAAATGTCGAAGATGTCCGGCTGCGCGTTGGTTGCCGCAGCGGTCTGGAGAGCTTGTGGGATTGACCACCCTCTCCTGAATGCCCCTTACAAGGACATGACGGCCGTCAGCAGGCTCTACGAGATTGCTCGACAAACGGGAGCCATCGTTCAACCCGAAGAAGGCATGGCGCCCCTCGCGGGGTCCGTCGTGCTCCTCACCGGGCCGGAGCATGTCTACGTGGTTCTGTGTGACAGGAACTCCCCTCGCATCGCTCTCGATGGGGGGCAGAAGGACGGCAAGGGATTCCAGTGCGTCCAGATCAAGGAGCACTTCATCACGGCGGGCTCGGAGAAGTCTCGTGTTGCCCCGGATGGCCCGTTCGGTAGAACTCGCAAAGAGGTGTGCTGGTTCGACCTTGGGGCCATCGAAGCCTTCTGTATCTACCGCTAGGGGTTGGGGAAGTCCGTCGCCTGAACGTTGAAGGTGGCGGGCTCCCCAAAGATAGCCGCCCCAGTACCCTTCCACCGAAGCTGCCACTTGCCCGACTCCGTGATCGGCAAGTCGACATGATACTTCCCCTTCGAGTCCCTCACAAGCTCCACGTCCGTCAAGTAGACGAAGTCAATCTCGGCGGACACAGGGGGGAGCACTCTCAAGATGAGAGTCGTGGGGTCCACCAAAGTGTTCGTCTTGGCATTCTTGATCTCGATGTCGACGCGGAGAAGATCCCCAATGTCTACGGGCTGATTCAGCATGACGTGATCTCCGCGGTCGCCACGAAGGCGGGGGTGATTTCGACCTTCACAACAAAGACGTGGGATAGGGCGACAGAAGCAAGGAAGCTCTGCGACAGCTCGACGTGAGCACAGGCTTTCACCTGGACGATGACCAGATCGCCCACGGCTGTACCTTGAGGAGGTGGGGCCGTGACAGTGATGAAGCTGCCCGAAGTGTTGGCTGCCCCTGTGCCCGAAGCTGTAGGGGAGCTGGTTGAGACAGTGATGAAGCTACCAAAAGCTGCCCCATTGCCAGCCGTTGAAGCTGTAGGGGAGCTGGTTGAGACAGTGATGAAGCTGCCCGCTGTTGAAGCGTCTCCCGTGACGCCTGCATCGGGGGCGCTTCCTGTGACCGTCCCGAGGACCCCAGAAGCTCCGGCACCCGCCGTGGTGCTCACGGTCGGGGCCGAAGTTGTGGTAGCTCCTAGTGCCCCTGTGGCGCTGGAGTCGCCGGTCGCAGAGGAGCTGGGGGAAGATGTAGAAGCCGACCCGAGAGACCCAGAGGTTGTGGCCCCCCCGCTACCAGTTGCAGCAACAGCCGACGTCGTGACGCTTCCGAAAGAGGCGCTAGCGGACGCTGTACCCGTGGCCGATGCCGAGGGAGCTGTAGCTGTGACAGCAACCAGGGCGCCCGTTGTGGCAGCGTCCAGGAAGTTGACGAGCTGGTAGAGGAGAAGCCAGTTTCCAAGCATGGGTCAGATCAGAGAACGCCAGTCATGATGCGAACGTCCCCAGCCCCATCCCCGCTCTTGGTAGCGAAGAAGATGGTGGCCGGGTCAGGCGGCACAGGGGACGACGGGGTCACCTGGAGAGAAACAGGCACCTGAGCGAACAGGGGAGTACCCCCATTCACAACCTCAAGAGCCGTCGGAGGGAGCACAGGCGGCTCCACAACATCGTTGGGGATGGGAGAGATGAGCATCCAGACCGTGGTGCCATCAGCAACGATGAAGCTCGTGTACTCGAAAATGCTTCCGCTCACAGGGTCGAGCTGGAGAGCAGGCACAGACATGTCAGCAGAGGTGTCGGGAACAGTGACTTGCTTGGGGAAACTCATGGGACCTCAGAGGAAGTACAAAGTGTAGGCGATGGAAGTGGAAGCGATGGCCGTGTAGGTGGCAGCCGTCGATGAAAAGATGAGACAGACCCCCGCGGGACAGGGAACACCATAGACGTTCTGACCCACCGCAGCCGATAGGCTGGCGCTGTTACCAATGCTTGCGCCGTAGTAGACAGGCCGAGCACCACCCGCGGGAGACCCTGAAGCAAGGTCGTGGATCTGTGCGAAGACAGCACCACCCGAGGTGTTTTCAACCTGGTAGTAAAGAGCAGCCCCAGCGCTGGCCTTGATGATCTTCCCCGTCGTCGCGATGGTCGACGCCTTGTCGTAGTTGGCGACTGCGTTCACGACCGGGCTGGAGAGGGCCGCCGTCTTGATGCCCACCGTGGGTAGGTTGACATCGCTGACAGGGAAGGGGTTGGCAGCCGTGACAGCACCACCGTTGACCCCAAGTGCCCCTGTATAGATTTTGCTGACGGGCATCTTGTCTGCCCCGATCAGCTCATCAATGATGGTGTCCCCCGCCGTTCCCGGGTTGAGGGTTGTAGTTGAAGCTCCGCTCATATCAGTTCCTCAGAGATTCAGATTCTCAGTTCTGGATGGTGAGGGGAGCGCTGAAAGTCACAGCGAAGGTGCCAGCCGTG